GTTGCTTCTGTATCAGCAGATGCTTTTTTCTATCTACTGTCGTGAAACGGCCCTTTGTCTCAACTATGATACCGTTGGGTAAGATGAAGTCTGGTGTATAGGTACGATCCTCTTCGACACGGTACTTAATCTTTTGTGTCTCATACTCATACTTAACACCAGCTTCCTCTAATTCCTGTGATACCCTCTTTTCTAGACCAGAGCGATAGCCATACTTTATCGCTTGTCTGGTGGTTGCCATATTTCACCTTCGTATCGCCGTAGCCAGAGTAATCTGGCATTTTCCACTGCACGGTCTACATCACCCTTGTAGGCTGTAAGAACCTCATTCCATAAGTCACGTTCTGAATTAGCACCCTTAAGTATCTTCTCAGCACGTTTAGGACCTACTTGAGGTATGCCGTGTATGTTGTCAGCACTATCACCAGTTAATATTTGAGTGTAGAAGAACTTAATTCCCTCGCTAGGGGTAACCTTCTTCATTGTATTCTTAACTGGGTTGTAGTGCCAGCATGGAACCTGTAGCATATCTTTATCTACCGACACAATAGTACAGTCATGGTCGAGTTCTGTAGCATGTATCGCCAGACAGTCGTCTGCTTCTTGTTCCACACTGACAACTGTTTGCCAATCAGAGATCATATAGTCACGTATATATTGAAGGTGTTCAGGCTTTTCACGTTTGGACCTGTTACCTTTGTATACATGTGTTTTAGCTATATCGTGCCTGAACTGATAGCCACTACCTGTTATGTAGATTTGGTAGTCTTCTTCATTCCAAGGCCAACCACAAACGTACTCAATAGACATCTGTAGTATCTCGTCAACTTTGACACGGGCATTCCTTTTAGATTCACCCTCTGTAGAAAACGCTGCACGATAGGCGAATACATCACCGTCGATTAAAGCCTTTCCGTACTGCATCAGAAAGCCGACCAATCATATTCGCCACCTTCCTTGTGCGCCCCGATGGATTCCACGTATGTGTATCCCGCTGATAGGGCAGCATCATGATATAAATGTAAGAGATCATTTAGACTATCTACCTCTGCTCTTTCGATGGTGACGGAGCCTGAAACCCCGTCCTCATCTTTATCCATTACAAAACTAATCTGGACCTGCATTACACTGCCGCAGAAAAGATCATGTCATCTTCTGATGGTTCGCTTGTACGTTCCACCAACTCAGTAACAGCAATGCCATTTAGTCGTACACCATTACCATCGGCATAGGTTTCAAACTGTACCTTGGCACGTGTACCATTACCTAGTTCACCGTCATCAGAGAATGACCACTTACGGACTTCCTCTTTTCCTTGACGTAGGTCAACAACCTTAACAGGTCCACCAAGGTTTACGTTCTCCTTAGTCATAGGGTCAATCCAGTCCCGAATGTCGTCGGCTACCCCACGCTTGATTTTCATGTACTTACCAATACCGAAGTCAGTGTTACCCTCATTGATACGAGAGTTGCCCATGACTGTGGCCTTAAAGCCATCCATCATAAGTTTGTCAATTTGCTCTTGGCTGGTAAAGTATGCATTGACGACATACTGACCACCTTTCTTAGCGATCTGTTGCTGCCATTGTGGTCCATCTAGATTACCCATATCTGCATTCTCTGGGAATACTTTAGCATATTCTAGAACCATATCGAGTGTGTATCTTGCCATGTTGTCGAGTTCCTTTTCTTACACTGGTAAATATATATAGTAACTTTTTTTAGCTACTGTAAACATTTTCTTTACTAATGAATATCTGCATACGTTCTTCCGAACTGAACATCTATCCCAAGTGGTACATTTAACTGCAATTCATCATTGAGTAAATCAATGGCAGTCTGCATTTTTTTCTTTGTGTTTTCTTCTTCTCCTTCTTCTGTCAGTACAATAACCTCGTCGTGAAATTGCCCTATGGTCTTTAATAGGAACCCACGACAATACATAACCCAACTGTCGAAACAGTAAACACCTGTAGACTGGTTCAAGGTACTAAACCTATCTTTATCTGACCTTAGTGAATGCCAGAAGCCAGACACAGGATTGTAAAGCCAATCAGAACCAAATAGATTTCTAACGGTTGCATCTTTACTCACTTTCTCTACAGACCAGTTACGTGACCAGAATGCGTCTAGGAGCGTCTGTGCTTCGCTCTCAGACATGCCTGTGTTTCTGGCTAGGGTTTGCTTACCTACACCATAAGTCGCACTGTAGTTCACCACCTTGTAGTTCTTACGTAGTGCCTTGAGGCTACGTTCCCCTGAGTTGTGTTTGTCGATGTCCTCTTGTGTGACGACACCTGCGTGTTTGGCAAGGTCAAGGTGTGGGTCGAACCCATCCTTAGACATTTCCTCGACATAATCAGGGTCTAGAGGTTTCATGTAGTGCCGCTTGGTTGTGTCCTCTAGTGATGTCATGTCGGCACCACACAGAGTGTAACCTTCTGGTGCTGTCAGGCATTCTCTTATCTCCCATCCGTATTGTCGATCAACCGATGGCAAGTTGACACATGGTCTGGCGTGACGAAAGCGGAAGGTGTTAGTAAGCCCTGCAACAGTAGCTTGCACGTATCCACCGTCCTCTGATTCAAGTAAGCCCTTGATAACTCCAATACGGTGAGAAAGCACAGTGAGGCCATCAAGCAAACTAATAGAGGGTTCCTGTTCAGCCAACTCACGAACGGACTCACAGAGTTCTCCGTCTTTACGTATTTGTTCCAATTTCCTTGTGGAGCCATCAGCTTCCCTCATAAACTTGAATGTACGTGGTTCCCACCCTAACATGAATAGCCACTCTTTTACCTGTGACACAGAACTAGGGTTAGCACGATCCTCACCAATCTTGACTTTCAGGCTCTGGGTACTCGTCGGGACCTTGTGATCCTTGCAGAGTTGTTCCCACTTGGCACCGTTTGCAGACAAACTTCCGTCCTGTTTGTGGTACACCTTTGGTCTGTTCCGTACAGCGTAGTTGATGACCTTCGGCATAGCATTGGCAAGTGCCTCTGTCTTGATTGCTTTTAGTTCTTCCCACTGCTTTAAGTGGGCTTGTGCTTTGGGTACGTCTAATTTCCATCGTAGGGCCTCTTGCTCGGCTGCACACTGTAACTTGAACGTCAGGTAGTCGATCAGCTTCCACTTGTTTTCACTGTCGGGGTACAGCTTGTTTAACTTGATGTCTAAGTCACGCCATAGTCGTGTGTTGATCTTAACGTCCTCGTTACAACGGTGGGCATATTCCTCTGGTGTAAGGCTGTTCCAGTCCTTGATCACTGGCTTTGGTACACCATAGTCAACACCATAACCTTCTAGGCCATGTGACCCACGGTTGAAGTTGAGGTACCACGACAAGGCTAGAGTATCGACTAGCTTTGCCTTGATCTTAACCCCTAGGACTTTTTCCACTTGAGGGATGTCAAAGCGGATGATGTTGTGTCCTATGAGTATGTCTGCTTCCTCAAAGAAGATACGCATAGCCACATAGTCGTGGGTGTGATGCACATTTCCATCGTCCCCCATCCATGATAACACGTGTATCTTACTGGCATTCAGTCCATCTGTTTCTATGTCAAATACTGGCATCACGTCCCCTTAGATATTTTATAGCTTGTTCTAAGCCTTCAATGTCATCACCTAGGCTTCCTATGCCTGTATTACAAGACCTACACAACCAACCTCTAAACTCTTTTGTGTTATGATCGTGGTCAAGCATAAGTTTTTGTTCTAACCTTCCACAACAATCACATCTTCCATTTTGTGGTGGTGCTGTCTTCTTTAAGTAATAAGCTGTAGAAATTCTCTCTATATGGCAATCCTTACAATACTTAAATATATTGCCTGTATAGTGAGGGTGACTATAATATTCAGACAAGGGTTTTTCTTCACCACATAGACGACACACTTTTGTTTCGAGTTCTGAGAGGTCTTCTTCTGGTAGTTTAAAAAGATCGTACTGCATTACAAAACCTCTCGTAGTGTGAACGTATCATAGTTAAACTTAAGTTTACCTGCGTAACCCTCTTCGGATGACGGACGGTTCTTCTCAATCTTAAGATACGTTGTGTTGCGTTCTTCCATGTCGTCTGACTCTTTGTCACGGTGTAGGTTCACAATGACACTAGCACGTTGACCAATCATCTTACAATACTTGAAGTCTCCATTCTCGTTAGTGTGTCCGATAGACACGATACCTATGTTAAGTTCCGCTGCCAATTTTGACAGTCGGACGGACAGGTCTGCCAGTTGTTGTTCTTTACTATCCTCAGTGCCAGTTATGACATCTTGGATAGGCTCAAAGAATACAAACTTGCAATCACATGCCTGACTAAAAAAGCGAATCTGATCGCACAATTCGTCGGCCCCCTGTCCGTCCCCCAAGTAGAATTGATAGAGGTTCTCCCCCTTCGTAAGGTCCACTATAGCCTCACGTACTTCTCTATCAACCCCCTTTTCTTCGATTAGGTCACGGCGTGTTACATTGTCCTTCATATGGTAGGACGCAAGTCCTAACAATGAACGTAGTTTGGTTTCCTCTAGGTGCCACGTAGCGATAGGGATGTCACGTTGTAGCATCTGGTATTCAAGGTAACGCATAAGTTC